GCTGCGGTGCGTATCGGCGAGCAGCTTGCCAAGGCGCGTATGGGCGATATGCTTAACGCTGCGGTGCGTTGTGCGGTTGCGGCGATTGGCAACAATACAGGCATGAAGCATGACGCATCCACCGCCAAGCCTACGTTTAACTCGCTGAATGCTGCGGCCGCGAAATTCGGCGACCGTTCGGGCAGCTTGCGAGCTTGGGTGATGCACTCTACTGTTGCCCATAATCTGTACGACAACGCGCTGACCAATGCGGAACGTCTGTTTACTTACGACGGCATCAATGTGGTGCGCGATCCGTTCGGGCGTGTGTTTGTGATTACGGATGCCCCCGATTTGGTGTCTTCATCCGGCAGCACAACCTACAACACGCTAGGCTTGGTTGAAGGCGCGGTCATTGTGAATGACAACGGCGATTTCAACGCAGTCATGCAGCAGGTTACCGGAAAAGAAAACCTTGGCACGGTTTATCAGGCTGAATGGTCGTACGGCATCGCGTTGAGAGGCTATGCGTGGGATATGTCCAGCGGTGGGAAATCGCCTGACGATGCCGCACTGGGCACGGGTGCAAATTGGGATAAGACAGCAAGTTCTGACAAAGACACGGCAGGCGTTTTGCTGGTTACCAAGTGATTTGTAAGTATAGGCGGCCAAAAGCCGCCTTTTTTTGAGGAGGTATTATGGAACGTCCGATTGTTTATGAGCCGCATCCCGTTTCGCGCGAGCGCAAGGCGGAATTGTTGGCGGAGGGTTTCCGTATTGTTGATGCGAAGTACAGGCCGTCTGAAGCTGAAGATGTGCCGCCTGCCGACGATTTGTCCAAACTGACGGTTGAAAAACTGAAAGAAATGCTGGATGCGGCAGGTGTCGAATATCCCGCAGATGCGAAGAAGGCCGATTTATTGGCCTTGCTGGAAGCGGGAAATGCGTAATGCCTATCTGACGGTTGCCGAGGCGGATGCCTATCACGAAACCCGCCCGAGCAAGGCGAAATGGCAGGCGGCGGGAGACGGCAAGGCCGGACTTTTGGTGGCCGCATCCGATTATTTGGATGCAATGTTCGGCCTGCCGCCCGATTTGATAGCGTCGATGCGCGGCAGTGGGGAAATACCGCCCGCCGTGCAAAAGGCCGTGGCCGAGCTATCTTTAATTGGCAATTTGATTCAAGGCGGCGCGCAGGCGGAGCAAAAGAGCCTAACCAAAGGCGGCATGACGGCATCTTACGGCGGCAAGTCGGAACATGCGGAACGGCTTGCCTATGTCCGACAGTTGTTGAAGCCGCTGGTCGGACGCTCCATCCGCAATGTGCGGGTTAAACGCGGCTAGTCTTTCAGACGGCCTGAAAACGGAGGTGTGTATGTTGGTAAAACTGAAAGCCCCCGAAGGAATCACAGATGTTTCCTTCGGCGGGGTAAATTATGCCGTGGAGAACGGCATAGTAGAGGTGGCCGAAGAGGCGGTGCAGTATCTGCATCAGTATGGTTTTGTCGTGCCTGCGGTCGATAAGCCGTCTGATGGGCGGCCGAAACAGGCGGAAAAGGCCGATGCTTAAATTCGAGATGGTCGGTGATTCGGAAATGCGGGCGGCTTTGGCCGGTTGTAGCAAGAAGATAGACGATGAAATCAAGAGCAGCATGGCTTTTGTGGTATTGCGCCTGCAAAAGCAGGTTAAGACGCACAAGCTGTTGGGGCAGGTTTTGAACCGCCGCACGGGCAATCTGCGCGACAACATTGTCCGCGACAGTTGGCAGGACGGCGGCCTGACGGTCGGCGTGGTCGGTATTGCTTCGGGCGCACCGTACGGCAAGCTGCATGAATACGGCTTTTCGGGCGCGGTATCCGTGCCCTCTCATGTACGGCAGGCCAAACAGGCTTTCGGGCGGCGGCTGAAAACGCCGATTAACGTCCACGTTTCGGCGCATACGCGGCGCGTGAGGCTGCCGGAAAGGTCGTTTATGCGTACCGCCTTTGCCGATATGCTGCCTTTCATCCGTCAGGAATTTGAAGCGGCGGCGAAACGGGGGCTGAGATGGTAAATCGCGAAATAATCTATGCCGCACTGTTCGAGAAGTTAAAACAGGTGGAAGGCATCGTAACGTTTTCCCGCCGCCTGCGGCATTGGGACGAGGTGGAAGCTTACGAACAACCTGCCTTGTTCTTGTCGCCGGTATCGGAAACGGTCGAGCCGAGAAGCGGTCAGGACAGCCGCTATCTGATGCGGGCAAACGTGTATCTGTATGTGTATGCGGAAGACGCGCCGTCCGAGCAGCTGAACGAGTGCTTAGACAGGCTGTTTGCCGTCTTGAATACCCCGTCGCCGATTACCGGCCAACCGTCTTTGCCGGTGGAAGGTGTGGCGTATTGCCGCATAGAAGGCCATGTAGAACTGGATGAAGGATTGTTCGGTAATCAGGCTTTTGCCTTGGTGCCGGTGATGATTTTAGTAACGGATGCCGTCTGAAAACGGCTTTTTTTGAAAGGAAATGTCATGCAACTGACTTTCGGCGCGGGCGAGGTGTTCGCGCAAATGATTACGGATGCCTACGGCAACCGCGTACAGAACGCAACGCCCGTGCGAATCATGGGCTTGCAGGAGATGTCCGTCGATTTATCGGCGGAATTGAAGGAGTTCTACGGTCAGAACCGCTTTGCATTGGCCGTGGCGCAGGGCAAGGTTAAGGTATCGGGGAAATTTAAGGGCGCGTTAATCAACGGCCTTGCCCTGAATACCCTGTTTTTCGGCGCGGAATTTGCCACCGGCACGATGAAGGCACTTTGGGCGGATACCGTAGGCAAGGCCATTCCTGCCAGCGGTGCTTATACCATTCAAGCCGCCGCGCCGAACGGCGGTACGTTTGTCGAAGACGCGGGCGTGATGGGTGCGGACGGCACGGCATACATCAAGGTCGCCGCTACCCCTGCGGCGGGGCAATACACGGTATCCGCAACAGGCTTGTACACTTTTGCCGATGCGGATAAGGGTAAAACGGTTTATCCGAGCTTTACCTACACCCAAGCCATGCCGTCGGCGAAGAAAATCGAGCTGTCTAATATGGCGATGGGCAATACGCCGACGTTCCAGTTGAAATACCTGACGCAGTTCAAAGGCAAAAAAGCCTTGCTGGAACTGGAAAGCGTAACCAGCGGCAAACTGGGCTTGTTCTCGACCAAAAACGACGACTTTTCCGTCCCCGAAATCGACTTTACGGCGCAAACCGACGATGCGGGCTTTAAAGTCGGCACGTTGTGGATTCAAGAGTAATGATGCAGGCCGTCCGAAAGGGCGGCCTTTTATTTGACCCGAATCAAGGAAGCAAAAATGACAGTACGAATTAAAGGCGTAACCGTTGAATTGAACGGCGCAAATTACGTTATCCCACCTATTGCGCTTGGCGCATTGGAGCAACTGCAAAGCCGTATCGGCGAGTTTGACGGTAACGTCCAAGATGCAAAACAAATCTCTACCGTTATCGACTGCGCCCATGCCGCGCTGAAGCGGAACTACCCTGAAATGACCCGCGAAGAAGTGGCCGATTTAATCGACATCGGCAATATGGGCGAGGTATTTGCCGCCGTGATGGATGTATCCGGCCTGAAACGCAAGGAACAGGAAGCCGCCCAAGCGGGGGAAGTACAGGCGGCGGGCTGAATTTCGGCGACATGATCGCCCACGTCTGCGCTTCTACGGGGTGGACGTGGGATTATGTGGCCGAGAACATCGACCTGCCGCGCATCGGGCATTTAAGCAACTATTGGCGCAACCATCCGCCCGTGCATATCTTGGTGGCGTCCTATATGGGCATCAGGCCGTCTGAACAGCCGAATGAGGCAGACGAGGCGGAAGCGGTCAATATGCTTGGCGGCAATACGCTGTCGGAAGAGGAATTTAACGCCTTACTGAAAGCGAAAGGAATCATCTAAATGGGCAATGCGGTTTTCCCCGCGCTTCCCGGCTTGAAGTGGGGGGCGAAAAAAACACCCGTATGGAGCACGAATATTCAAAAGTCGGCCAACGGGCGCGAGTTGCGGGCGGCGTATTACAGCTATCCGCAATGGCGGTTTTCGCTGTCTTTCGAGGTGTTGCGGACGAAGGCGGCAATTAACGAACTGGAACGGCTGGCCGGTTTCTTTAATGCCCGTCGCGGCAGTTTTGAAAGTTTTTTGTACGAAGACCCGACCGACAATACTGTAACTGATCAGCTTGTCGGTAATACGGTAACGGGCGTTACCCGCTATCAGCTGGTGCGGTCGTTCGGCGGCTTTGTCGAACCTGTTTTGGCAGTGAAGGACAGGCCGGCCGTCAAGGTGGGCGGCAGGCCGCTGACTTACGGGCGGGATTATGCCGTTACCGATAAGGGCGTTTTGGTGCTGAATACGCCGCAGGCGGCGGGGCAGCCGATTACATGGACGGGCGGGTTTTATTTCCGTGTGCGGTTTATGGCCGATACGGCGGATTTCGAGAACATCATCGGGCATTTGTGGGCGGCCAAGAAAATTGAGTTTGTGAGCGTGAAGTTATGAAGACGGCGACAAGGGAACTGATTGATTTGCTGCACGGCAGCGATGAATTTCTGATGGCGGACTTATTCAGGATTACGCTTTCAAACGGACAAATACTGCGGCATACGAACGCGGATATGCCTGTTGTTTGGGATGGGCAGACCTATGAGGCGCACAAGCTGATTATCAAGCGCGGGGCTACGCGCGTGGCCGTCGGCTTGGATGTGGACTCAAACACGCTGGAGATTGCCGCAGAACCCGATTACAGGCTTGAAGGCCTGCAATGGTCGGAGGCGGCTTTGGGCGGCGCACTGGACGGCGCACGGGTGGTCATCGAGCGGATATTTTTCAGCGATTGGGCAACGCCCGTGGGTGCAGTGGTCATCTTTTCCGGCAGGGTGTCCGACGTATCGGGCAGCCGTTCTGCGGTCAAAGTGGATGTGAAATCGGACATCGAGCTTTTGAACGTGTCCAGCCCGCGCAACATCTATCAGGCCGGCTGCATGAGGACGCTGTATGACGGCGGCTGCAAGGTCAATCGTGAGAAATTCACGGTCAACGGCCGTGTTACGGCGAACAGTACGACAGGAACGGAACTGGCCTGCAATCTGACGCAGGCGGACGGCTGGTTCAATCAGGGCGTGATTAAGTTTACGAGCGGGCGAAATGCCGGATTGAGCCGGACGGTCAAGGAACATAAGGGCGGCAGGTTGTCGTTTGCCTTGCGCCTGCCTTTCCCGCCGCAGTCGGGCGATGTGTTCAAAATTTATCCGGGCTGCGACAAGCGGCAGGAAACCTGCGGGAAAAAGTTTGACAACATCGTGCATTTTCGCGGCTTCCCGTACATTCCCGCCGCCGATACGATTACTTAAGGAGGTCGTCTGAAAATGGATTTGCGACAGCGGATAGTGGAAGAGACACGGTCATGGTTGGGCACGCCGTATCATCATCAGGCGATGGTTAAGGGTGCGGGCGTGGATTGCGCCATGATTCTTGTCGCCGTGTATCGGGCGGTCGGGCTGATTCCTGCCGGTTTCGACCCGCGCCCATACCCCCAAGACTGGCATTTGCACAGGGATGCAGAACGGTATTTGGGCAACATTACCCGCTTTTGCCGCGAAGTGGAAACGCCGCAGGTCGGCGGCATCGCGGTATGGCGTTTCGGGCGGACGTTTTCGCACGGCGGCATCTGCATCGGCGGCAACCAAGTCATTCACAGCTACGTCGGGCGCGGGGTGGTGCTGGACGATATGGGGCAGGCGGAATTGTCGGGGCGCGGGGTGCGTTATTTTGATTTTGTGCCGGACGGCAGTTAAACCGGCACCGGTGTTTTAAGGTGGTTTTATGGGCGGTAAATCTTCTACTATTTCGACTTCCGAACAACGGATTCTGTCGTTGCAGGTGCAGCAGTCGTCGCAGGGGCTGACGTTGCCGGTGGTGTACGGGCGGGCGCGCGTGGCGGGCAATTTGGTTTGGTATGGCGATTTTACGACCTACGAGCATAAGACCACGACGCGGCAGGGCGGCAAAGGTGGCGGCGGTGTGAAGCAGGAGGATGTGAAGTACACCTACGAAGCTGCCGTCATGATGGCTTTGTGTGAAGGCGAAATCAAAGGCGTTACGCGCATTTGGCGGGACAAGGAAAAATTCTCTTCGCCCGCTTCGTTGCGTCTGACTTTGTACAAGGGCGGCGAAGAGCAGCCCGTATGGCCGCACTTGCGGCAGGCGAAACATGCGGCGCAGGCCATCAGCTATTCGGGGACGGCCTATTTGTGCAGCCCGAACTACGAATTGACGAAATCGGCACAGATTTACAGCCATAATTTCGAGGTGGACGGCAAGCTGGGCTACTCAACTTCGATTGTTGATGCCAATCCGCGCGACATCATCCGCGATTTGCTGACCAATCAGAAGTACGGTTGCGGCTTCCCGGTTGAAAATCTGGGCGATACGGATGTTTACGGCACTTATTGCCGCGCGGCAGGTATCTTTTTAAGCCCTGTTTACAGCGAGCAGCAGGAAGCACAGCGCAATATTGCCGAACTGTTGGAGCAGACCAATTCGGCGGCGGTGTTTTCTCAAGGCCGTCTGAAAATCGTCCCATATGGTGATTCGGGTTTGTCCGGCAACGGTGCAGCCTATATTCCGAACCTGACCCCGCTGTATGATTTGACGGATGACGATTTTATCGTTTCGGGCGCGGAAGACCCCGTGCGCGTGGAGCGCAAGACGAACGCCGACGCATACAATCAGGTGCAGATTGAGTATCTCGACCGTGCAAACGACTACAACATCGCCGTGGCGGAAGCAAAAGACCAGGCGAATATCGAGCAGTACGGCATCCGCCCGAAAGATGCAGTGAAGATGCACGGCATTTGTGATGCGAAGGTGGCGCGTCAGGTGGCGCAACTGTTGTTGCAACGCGCCCTATACGTCCGCAATGAGTATGAATTTAAGCTGGGTTGGAAATATTGCCTGCTTGAGCCTATGGACTTGGTTACGCTGACCGATGGCGGCTTAGGCTTGGACAAGACCCCCGTCCGCATTACCGAAATCGAAGAAGACGAAGACGGCGTATTGAACGTGAAGGCGGAGGACTTTCCGTTCGGCACGGCTTCGGCGACGGAGTATCCGACACAGCCGTCATTGGGTTATTCGGCGGACTATAACGTATCGCCCGGCAACGCGCACGCGCCCGTGATGTTTGAAGCACCATTGCAACTGACGGGCGGCGAGCCTGAAATATGGCTGGCAACCGCAGGCGGCGATATGTGGGGCGGCGCGGAAGTATGGGTATCGATCAATGGCGACAGTTACACCCGCGTCGGCGCGGTAAGCGGAAAAGCGCGTTACGGCAGCCTGACGGCCGCACTGCCCGCAGGTGCGGTATTTGACCGTGCCAATACTTTAGGCGTGGAAATCGGCGCAGGGCAACTGACGGGCGGCACGGAGCAGGACAGCCGCGATTTATTGACCTTGTGTTATGCCGACGGTGAGTTTTTGGCTTACGAAACCGCCGAATTGAAAGGTGTCGGACGTTATACGTTGGGCAACCTGACGCGCGGTGCGTATGGCAGCAACATCGGCAGGCATGAGGCGGGAAGGCCGTTTGTGCGCGTAGACGAATCGCTGTTCAAGTATCCCGTGCCGCGTGATTGGATAGGCCGCACGGTGTGGGTCAAGCTGGTTTCGCACAATGTTTTCGGCAGCGGGGCGCAGGATTTGGCCGAAGTGCCGGCCTATTCGTACCGCATCGTTGGTGCGCCGCTTGGGCAGGTGGCTAACCTGCGCCTGACATCGTCGTGGGCGTATGGCCGTGAAGCCGTGCTGGCATGGGACAAGCTGGACGGTGCGGACACCTACGACGTGGAAATCTACGCCGCAGGCAGCCAAACCCGCTTGCGGGCAATCAACGGCATCACCGCCAACGGTTACACTTACACGCTGGCCGACATGAAAGCCGACGGCGGGCAGGTGCGCAATGTGGTTTTCAGGGTGCGCGGACGTGCCGTTACCGGGAAGACCGGCGCATGGGCGCAGGTAGTGGCGCAGAACCCCCAACTTAAAGCACTGACGGGCATCCAAATTGACAGCGGCTTGCGTCAGGCGTTTTTCCAATGTGAAAGGCCGTCTGAAGAAGATTTCGCAGGCATCATTTTGTGGGTGTCTGACAATCCCGCCTGCCCTACGGTTGATGCAAACCGTGTGTACGACGGCGCGGAAACGTTTGTAACCATTGCGAAATGCAATGGAAGCCCTTTGGAAGGAGGAAAGACTTATTACGTCCGGGCGGCCGGTTATGACAGCTTTGACAAAACGGGCTTGCAGGTCAGCAGCAGTGCGGCGTTTACCGTCTATGACGTGGACGTTACCGTGCGCGACTTGGCCGAAAGCAGTTTGAATAAGGCCTTGCGCGACAAAATCGCTTTGATTGACGGCAGCGGGGCGGGAAGTGTGAATGCGCGGATTCAGACGGCCTCGAAAAAGGCGGCTGATGATTTGGTAGCCAAAGCACGCGAGCTTGGCGCGAAGATAACCGCCGAAGAAGCCGTAAACGCCGAACAGGCGCGGCAAATCCAAGCCGTAACCGCCGCGCAGGGTAACACTGCCGCAGGTTTGGAAGCGGAAAAACGGGCGCGGGTGGAAGGAGACCGTGCGGAAGCACAGGCACGGGAAACCTTGGTCGGACGAGTGGCATCGGCGGAAGGCAGCATCAATACGCTGCGGGAAACCGTTGTCCGCAACGATGGGGCACGGGCGGAAGAAATCCGCCAACTGCAAGCGAAGTTTACGATACCCGACACCCGCAACGATAACCAACCGCCGTCGTGGTATTTCGCCAACCATCCGCGCAGTACGGTTTCGGAGTTCAAACAGGCCGATGTGCTGGGCTTGGGCGGCGGCTTTGCCGCGCTGGAGACCGTCGTACCTTGGGGTAACCCGTCGGGCGGCAGAATTTTCCAGACGGCCTACCTGCAAGACGGCACGGTCATGCGGCGCAAATCCGATACGGCGCACACCTACGCAGGCAACGGCGTGTACAACTACACGAAAGATTTGTGGACGGAGTGGGCGGCAGACGAAACGGCGAACGGCGCACAAGCCAAAGCCGATGCGGTGCGGCGGGTAGCTGAAGCGGCGCAGGCTGCTGCTGCTCAAGCAAGAGCAGATATCCAAACCATTGAACGGGCGGTTACCAAGGCTGAAGGCGATATCAGGGCGGTAACGGAAAGGATAACGACCCTGCAAACGTCGGTAAACGGCAATGCTGCGTCCATCCAAACCCACGCCCGAAGCATTAACGGGCTGGAAGCGCAATACACGGTTAAGGTGGACGTAAACGGCAGGGTGGCGGGCTACGGCTTGGCAACTACGCCGAAAAACGGAACGCCCGAAAGCAAGTTCATCGTGAACGCCGACCGTTTCGGCGTTGGTGCTGTCGGTAAGGCCGATATTTTCCCGTTCACGGTGGATACGCAGAAAAACCGTGTCGGCGTGAATGGCGAACTGGTGGTAAACGGTAAGGCGATTATCGACAATCTGAACGCCGGAACGATACATGGCGACAAAATCGCGGCCAATACGCTGAATGCAAACCGAATCAGGGCGGGCAGTATGACGGCGCGGGAGATTGCGTCCAATGCGGTTACGGCGGACAAGATTAACGTTACCAGCCTGTCGGCCATTTCCGCCGATATGGGCGCGATTCGGGCGGGTAGCTTGAATCTTGGTAATGGCAGATTCACTGTTGATAATAACGGTAGGGTGTCAATATCCGCTGCATCTGGTAATGTTGGGTTGAAGATGACGAATGATAAAATCCAGTTCTTCAATGAGAGAGGGGTTCTTATTGTTGAGTTGTCGATGTGAGAAAGGCCGTCTAAGTTTTAGACGGCCTCTTTTATAGAGGTTGAATAAATGGCGGCAGGTTTGAAAGTTTACAACGAAGACGGAACATTACGCGATAAAGTTGATTCACGGTTTCCGCAATTATTAAAAATAATCAAACTACCTACATCTGGCAAAGGTTGGAAGGGAGTTGTAGAGGTTCCTGAATTAGCGAATATCCCTGATGGGTTTAAGGTATTCCACTTCATTACAATGTCAGATATTGATGGCACGGAATGGCCTGAAATTAGAATTGATGGGATAAAAGTTCATTATTCATACGAGTTTTATAACAATCCTGATATAGGGTTGATTTATGGCGACAATGCGATTGGAGCGAGTAATGAAAAAGGGGATTATATTAATTTGGTTCTAGGAATTTGCCCTTATGTTTAAGCTATTTAATACAAACGGCGGCACTCCATTAGTTACAATAAGCAATCAATACCAAAATTTCCATTTAAGAAAATCGGGCTTGTTGTACGATAAAGACTTTATAAAGGTCGGAGACAGTAAGGCTACCTTTATTGATACTAAAGGGATGAACTATCCTGTAATCGTATTAAAACCAAGAGGATACGATTATAACAGTAAGGTAACTGCGCTACCCCTAACTGAAAAATCAGCGCATCAGGGTACGGATAGAGGGTTTAATATCTTTATTTGGCACAACTTTACGTTAAAAGACCCTATCGAATATTATATTTTTGATATATGGCAACCGCCTGAGCGTGGGGCGGGGTTGAAATTATGGAATGATAAGGGAGAATTAGTTTATCATTCCGCTTGGTACAGGCTAAAACTTGTATCGTTTCATGAGTTATCTTATGATCAATCCCCTGATTTGAAAAAAGACTATAAGGTTGATATAAGTGCTTATCGGAAATATTCTAATAATTTAGGCGTTTTCATACCTTATGTTAGACGCGCGATGCTTCATCTTTATAATAGTGGGGTATATGTGCCAGGAGGTTTTACTACCGATTACGCCGCCGAATTAGCAGAAGGGTTCTTTTTCCGTGATGAAAACACGGTACAACACGCCTTAGTTAATTTAGGTAGCGGAAACGGTTGGTGGCAATCCATGAGCGGATGGACAACGCCTGGCAGCACTTATATTTTTATGGTTGACTTAGACGGTATTCCGCTAGGTTACGGAAATTAGATATTGAAATTCTTTCTGCCCGCATTTGCGGGTTTTTTAATGCCTATTGAAAGGAAAAATCATGGCAAAACAGGTAATCGCAATCAAGCATGAAATCGAAGACGAAAGCACCGGCGCAGTAGCGTCCCACCACGTTATCGAATATGTGGGCATCGACTACAAGTACGGCAGCACGACGGCGACGCTGAACGGTTATGTGTCAAAGAAAGCGCACGAATCGGGGCGCAATCCGCTTTGTTCGCACTCTTTGACGATAGGCGGCCTGCCTGCAGAAGGCGAATCATGCAAAGAATGGCTGTACCGCAAGGCGGTGGAAGAAGGCAATGCGGACAGTATTTTTGCAGGGGCGGAATTGTTGGAAGCATAGGCCGTCTGAAAATGAAAGCATGAAGGGTAACGCCGTCCGGTATCGGGCGGCTTTTTTACAGGTGGCGATATGAGCGATTTAGAAGCCAAAATCAAGATTACGGCGCAAAACGAAACGGCGGCGGGATTTGACGGCGCGGCCGATGCGGCTGCGGCTGCGGCCAAACAGATTGAAGATGCCATCGCGAACGTGAAGGCGCGGATCCAAGCGCAGATGGCTGATGTGCGGAAAGCCTTTCAAGAGGGGCTGCATTTCAATCCGGACAGCCTGAAAGACGTCGGCGCGGCGCAGGAAGCGGTATTCCGCAAAATCACGGAATCGGCCAAGCGGGTGTATTTGGAAACGCGCACGCCGATGGAGCAGTTCAAATCCAAACAGGCGGAAGTAAACAAGCTGCTCGAAGTCGGCGCAATCGACGTGGAAACTTATCAGCGCAAGATTAAGCAGTTAAATGAGGATTTGAAGAAGGCCGAATCAGCGGGCAGCGGCTTTGCCGGGGTGATAGGCCGTCTGAAAGGCTTGTTTGCCGGTTTCGCGTTGGTGTCGTTTGCAAAAGGGATGGCCGAAACCGCCGATAAGATGCAGGTGTTGGACAACCAAATACGGCAGACGACGGCGGGAGAGGCGGAATTTGCGGCGGTAAAAGGCCGTTTGTTGCAGGTAGCCAATCAGACGCGGGCGGATTTGTCGGCCACGACCGAATTGTATGTGAAGAGCAGCCGTGCGTTGAAGGACTACGGCTATTCGCAGGAAGAGGTGTTGAAATTTACCGAAGCCACGAATAACGCTATGACCATCGGCGGCGTGGCGGCGGAGCAGCAGTCTGCGGCCTTGTTGCAGCTTTCGCAGGCCTTGGGCAGCGGGGTATTGCAGGACGACGAATTTAAATCCATCGCCGAAGCTGCGCCTATTCTGTTGGATACCATCGCGGAATACATGGGCAAATCCCGCGCTGAAATCAAAAAGCTGGGCAGTGAAGGCAAGCTGACGGCGGATGTGATTTTCCAAGCCATTTCCGGTTCGGCGGAAAAGTTCGCGGAGCAGGCGGCGAAAATGCCGATGACGATGGGCAACGCCTTGCAGATTTTCCGCAATAACTGGCAAAGCCTGGTCGGCGATATGATGAACGGGACGGGCATTATGTCCCGCGTGGCCGCTGTGATTGCCTTTGTCGCCAATCACTTGAAAGAGTTGGTCGGCGCGGCGGTATTGGTCGGAATCGCCATGCTGGTGCAGTCTTTCGGCGGCCTGACGATTGCCGTCGGCGGGTTGACGGGTGCGGTTAAGGGTTTGTGGACGCTGATGGCGGCCAATCCGCTTGTTGCCGCTACGGCCTTGGTGGTCGGCCTGTTGGCTGCAACGGGCAACCTCGGCGAAGCCATGGATGTGTTAGGCAGCATTGCGTCCGATGTGTTCGACTTAATCCGCACGGGCTACGAAGGATTGGGCGGCTTGATTGAGGCCGTCTATAACGATATTACCAGTGCGGGCAGTGATTCGGCAGACGGGCAAACGGCGGCCTTCGGCGGATTTTTCAGCGATACGGGCGAAGGTTTTACGGGATTGCTGGAGAAAATTGGCAAGGTTTTTGATTTTTTCGGCGCAATTATTAGGACGGCGATTGTTTTTGCTATCGAATCCTTCGGCGATTTGTGGGCGGCGATTCAGAACGGCTCAGTCGCGGCAGCCAACTTTGCGATTGGAAGTATCGAGCGGCTGGTCAATTCGGCGATTGCCGGTATCAACCGCGTTATCGAGCTGGCCAACAAAGTGCCGGGTATAGGCATCGGCACGGTTGGAGAAATCAAGCTGGGGCGCAATGATGCCGCTGAAAAGCCGAAAGCAGGGCGAAGCATCAACGAAATCTTTGCGGAAGAGGTAGCACGTCAGCAACAGGGAGGATTGCAGCAATACTTTGCAAGTAAAAGGCCGTCCGGCAAATCGGCGGGAGGCGGAGGCGGTTCTTCGCGCCGTTCCGTACCTTCCGGCGGCGGGGGCGGTGGCGGCAGGGGAAGGGGCGGCAGAGGTTCGGGCGGGTCAGGCGGCAAGAATGACCAAATGCAGAAGTGGGAAGCCGAAATCAAGGCGCAAAAACTTGCCCACGAGGAAATGCGTGTCGAGGGCAAAACTCACGCCGATTGGGACTTAAACCGCGAACGCGCCTATTGGAAGGAAAAACTGTCGCTGGTGGATGCGGGCGGCAAGGACGGCGTGAAAATCCGTGAAAAAATTGTTTCGTTGGAACACTCGCTGGCCAAGCAGTCTACGGAAGCCAAGCTGCGGCAGGTGGAGGAATGGGAAAAGGCGGACAAATACCGTTTGGATTTGGAGGCCGAAGCCGCCGACCAAGCCCTTTCAGCCGGGCGCATCTCGCAACTCGAACGCCTTGATTTGGAAATCGAGTTTGAAAACCGCCGATACCAAATCGCCTATGACGCGTTGCAGGAGCGTATCGCGCTGGCCGAACAAGACCCGACTTACAGTGCGGCAGCCGTTGAAAAGCTGAAGCAACAGGTCGGAGAACTGGATCGGGGGCACGGCCTGAATCAGGAGAAAAACCAAGGCAAACGCGAACAGCAACGCCGCAAGGATGCGCCTTCATTGGTGGAGATGCTGCAAGACGGTGGCAAGAACGTTTGGGAAGAGGCTCAACAGCAGATGGGGCAGGCTTTCTCGGCGATGCTGTCCAGGGCGCAGAATTTCCGTCAGGCGATGGGCGGACTGTTTTCCGCCATCCGCCAAACCTTTGTGCAGGAAATGGTCAGTAAGCCGCTGGCCGCGTTGATGGGGCGTTTCGCGCAGGAAGGCGCAATGTGGCTGGCAAACGGTGCGAGGCAGGTTGCCGCCCAATCCGCCACCTCTGCCGCCGCTATCGCCCT